ATTTAGCAATGGCTGGTTCTTTGGTATTTGATGTAGATGAGTCTGCTTTAGTTGGTGGACAATCAATGGAAATATATCCGGGTAAGATATTCAGAAGACAAGCTGGAATGCCGGGACAAGCTATACACGGTTTGAAATTTCCTAATACAGCACCAGAGAATATGATGATGTTTGATAGGTTCAGACAACTTGCAGACGAACAAACAGGTATACCTAGTTATTCACACGGACAAACAGGTGTTCAAAGTATGACAAGGACTGCTTCTGGTATGTCTATGTTATTAGGAGCATCAAGTTTAAATATTAAAACAGTTATCAAAAACCTTGATGACTTTTTATTAAAGCCACTTGGAGAATCTTATTTCCAGTGGAACATGCAATTCCTAGAAGATGAGTTGGATGTTAAAGGTGATTTAGAAGTTAAAGCTACTGGTACAAATAGCTTGATGCAAAAAGAAGTAAGAAGTCAAAGATTGACAATGTTCTTACAAACTGCACAAAGTCCTGCTATTGCACCGTTTGTTAAGATTTCTAAACTCGTAAGTGAACTTGCCTACAGCTTAGATTTAGACCCTGATGAAATACTCAATGACCCTGAAGAAGCTGCAATAATGGCACAAATAATAGGAATGCAAAATGCTGGACAAACAATTGGCGAAGAGGCTCAACCTACTGACGGGCAACAAGGAGCTATGGGAGGCATTCAAGGAACACCTCAACAACCTCAAGAACTTGGAGCTACAGGCACTGGTGGTGGCAACATCGGAATCGGAAATGTTCCGGCTGCAGGGGAAAGTGAATTCTCTGGTACGCCTAGAGCAGTTGGACCTACAGGTTAAAGAGGCAATCAATAGGAAGGAAGAAATATGATGTTAGAAGACGACAGAAAAAAATATAATATGGGAACAAAAGAACCTGTAGACCCAATGAAAGAAGCTATTAATAATTTAATGGGTTTAGGAGTATCAAAAGAAGAAGTAAATATCATACAAAATAATACTATGTCTTCTCCTGAAGTAAGAAAAATTATTAACAGAGTTGAAAAAGAAACTGGTGCAGAACCCGGAAATATATTTAGTGTTTTCAATATGATTGCTAAAAAAGAAAAAGAAGAAAGAGAAAGAATGAAAGACGGTGGAGAATTTCCAGACCTTAATAAAGATGGTGAAGTTACATACGCAGATGTATTAAAAGGTCGTGGAGTTTTTCAAGAAGGTGGTTCAATAGATGACCAAATGATGATGGTTATGACACCACCGATGGAATCTAAAATGGAATCAGACGAAGACATGGAAGATGGATATACAAGATTTATTATGGAAGAAGCATTGACAGAAGATGAAGAAGATATGCTCATGTCCAAACTAGAACAAGATGAGGAACTAGCTATGCTATTTGATAAAGTCATAGACGTTGCTCAAGAATTTGCTGGAGCTGGTCCTGTTGAAGGTCCGGGTTCAGGAGTCTCTGACAGTATACCGGCAAGGTTATCTGATGGAGAATTTGTCTTTACTGCAAAAGCTGTAGAAGAAATCGGAGCTGATAATTTAATGGCTATGATGAAAGAAGCTGAAGCTGCTGCAGATGAAAGACAACCGCTTCAAGAAGGTGGAATACCTGAGTTGAGAGAAGAAACCAGACCTATGGAAACTCCACAAATGACTGAACAAGTTATTAGAGTTGAAAGAGGTCCACAAACTGAACAAGTTGGTGTAGGCGGTTCTCTTCTTGATTCAGTAAGTGAAGAAGACAATCCTCTTTATGAGGAGATGCCTTTTAAACGTCCACCGGTACATGGAGCGGGATACGGAAGATAAAGCTACCTGAATTAATTACTCAGCCCTTTATCACATTTAAACCAAAAGGCTACCTTTACAAGAACAAGCCCTGCATAGTCGACAAACGCAGCTACCTTGTTAAACGAAGCCCCGAGTAGGAGAAAAGAAAATGACTAATACAGTCCAAAAAGAGGAAATGCCAAATCCTTATAACGCAAAAAAAACTTGGCACCAAGGTGAAGATAAACCTTTTAAATCTGCAGATGATGGTCTCTTCTTTGAAGAACCAACTGACAGAAATAAATTGTTTGATACCGATGACATAACTGAAGTGAATGCTGAAGGAAGTGTTAGAAAAGAAAATTTGGAAATTGAAAAGGATACTCCTTACAAAAAACCAGATTACAAAAAAAGGTATGACGATTTAAAAAAACATTACGATAGTAAACTTAATGAGTTTAAAACTAGAGAACAGGAACTTATAGAAGAAGCTACTAAAAATAGAACTGAATATAAGGCTCCAAAAACTGAAGAAGAACTCGAAGAATTTAAGAATCAATATCCTGATGTTTATGAAGTTGTAGAAACCGTTGCACATTTACAATCGGAGTCTAAAGCAAAAGTTCTAGAAGAACGCCTTAGTAAACTCCAAGAAAGAGAACAACAGTTAGTACGACAAGATGCAGAAAAAAGGTTAATGGAAAGACATCCTGATTTTGAAGATATCAGAAACAGTGACGACTTTCATGGTTGGGCAAAAGAACAGCCTAAGTCTATCCAAGATTGGATATACGCAAATGCTGACGATGCTGACCTAGCCTCACGTGCTTTAGATTTGTTTAAAAAAGATTTTGGTATTGAACCTACAAAGACTAAGTCATCTTCTAAACAGACTAGACAATCTGCTGCAGATATGGTTTCTACAAAAACTACAAGTGTAGAACCAAAGCAAAAGAAAGTATGGTCTGAAAAGGAGATTGCTGCTATGAGTATAGATGAGTTTGATAGATACGAAAGTGAAATCAGCGAAGCTATGCAAGAAGGCAGAATCGTAAAGTAAACTATATTAACTTAAAGGAGAATGTATCATGGCTCAATATTTTGAACCCGCAACTGATACCGATGCTAACTTTGCTAACTCCGTAAGTGGACAAACTAATAGTTTCTTCCTACCTTCGATATACTCTAAAAAGGTTCTAAACTTCTTTAGAAAGGCATCGGTAGTTGAAGCTATTACTAACACCGACTATGCTGGTGAGATTTCTGCTTATGGAGACTCAGTAAAGATTATCAAGGAACCTACCATTACTGTGTATGATTACACAAGAGGTAGTGACACAACATCAACTAAACTAACAGACCAAGAGATTACATTGGTTGTTGACAGTGCTAAAGCTTTCAAATTCATCGTAGATGATATTGAAACAAATATGTCACATGTAAACTTTAAAGAAGTAGCTTCAAGCTCTGCAGCTTACTCTTTAAAAGATTCATATGATGCTGCTGTACTTTCTACAATGTTCTCAGGCGTGTCTGCTTCAGGACCTGACCATGTCATTGGTGCTGATGCTGCTGCTGGTACTGGCGGTGTAGGCGAAACAACTGCTTCTGTAGACTTAGGTGTCGCTTCTGAAGTTGACCCTCTAGACTTAATGGCTAGAATGGCTAGACTTCTTGACGACCAATCAGTCCCAGAAGAAAACAGATGGTTCGTTGCATCTCCTGATTTCTACGAAGAACTATCACAAAGTGGTTCTAAGTTATTATCAGTAGATTTTAACGCTGGTCAAGGCTCAATCAGAAATGGTTTAGTTTCAAGTGGAAAATTAAGAGGCTTTGATATGTATAAGTCTAACAACGTACCTTCAGTTTCAACTGCTACAGGTCAATGTTTAGGCGGACATATGTCATCCACAGCAACTGCTAACACAATCTTATCAACAGAAGTAATTAGAGACCCTAGTTCTTTTGGCGATATTGTTAGAGGTTTACATGTCTATGGTGCGAAAGTACTTAGAGATGATGCTATGGTTAAAGCTTTCTATACAATTGACTAATAATCAATACGGGGGGTCTTAATTGACCCTCCACTTTTACAGGGAGATAAAGAATGAAAAATATGGCACAAACAATGAATAAAAAAGATTCTAATATGGGTAACGATGCTGCTGCTAGAAAAAAAGCATATGGTGGTGGTATGATGAAAAAGAAAACCATGATGAAAGGCGGAAGAGTTAATTATAAGCATGGTGGAATGGCAGGATGTCAACCTACATATTCCGAAGATATGCCAAAAGCTAAAGCTAATTAATAGTGGCTAAAGGAGTTAAACATTATTTAAAAGATGGGACTGTATGGAACGGTTCTTATCATAAAATGCCTAACGGTAAATTACATACCAACAAAACACATACAAAAACAAGTAAGCCTTTAGTTCACTTTAAAGATTTAAGTAAAAAGGCAAAAGAAAAAGCTAGGAAATAATTATGGCTACTACATATTTAGATTTAACTAACGAAGTATTAAGAGAACTTAATGAGATTCCTTTAACGTCTGCAAACTTTGCAGATGCTATAGGTCTTCAAAAGTTTGTAAAAGATACTGTTAATAAATCTATATTTGATATAGCTAATGAAGAACCTCAATTACCTTTTTTTTCTGCAGGAGTTAGTGGAGCTACTGACCCTTTTTATGGTAACGTAACAGTTGCTACAGTTGCAGGACAAAGATGGTATACTTTGAAAGCTGGTAGTTCTAGTATCACTACTGATTATGCTTCAATAGATTGGGATGATTTTTATGTAACAACAATTAACGTAAGTGGAGAAACAGCTCCTTACGTTTCTAAAGGGTTAAGATTTTTAACTCTTGATGATTGGAAAAGATACTACAGAGATAGCGAAAACGAAGATGATGCTAATGCTCAAAATCATGGAGAACCTAAATTTGTAATTAAGTCTCCAGATAACAGGAAGTTTGGATTAAGTCCTATTCCTGATAAAGTTTACAATGTACACTTTTATGCTTTCGTAAGACCAACTGCTTTATCAGCTTACGATGATACAATGGTTTTACCAGAGCAATACAGTAATATTGTAACAGCTAGAATGAGATATTATGTCTGGCAATTTAAAGAAAGTCCACAACAGGCTGCTTTTGCATTGGATGATTATAGAAAAGGAATGAAACATATGAAGTCTAATCTTATGAATCCAACGCCTAAGTACATGACAGACGATAGAAGATACTTTTAAATTATGGCACGTTCACAACCATTTACAGTAGCATGTGAAGGCGGTTTAGTTACTGCTTCTAATCAGATTGATTTGCTACGAAGACCCGGAGTAGCTACAGAGTTAGAAAACTTTGAAGTTTCTATAGAAGGTGGTTATAGAAGAATTAGTGGATTTACTAAGTTTGGTGAAGGTAGTGCGACACAACCAACTGGAAGTGCTGATAGAATTAATGGTGTAATGCCTTATGCTGATGGTGTTTTAGTTGTAGTAGGTAATGGATTATATTTTAGCCAAGATGGAATTAGTTGGTTACAAATAAATAAACTATCTGCAGGTGCTGGAGATAACTATACAACTTTTACAGGATTATCAGCATCTGTAAGAACTGGACAAGGACAAGCAACTTTTGTTATGTTTCAAAGTGCTGGAATGGACTATGGTGAAGTGTTTATAGCAGATAATTCCACAAAAGATATTTTTTCTTTTAGAATGGAAGGAACAGGAGCTTTAAATACTAGAACTTTTTACGGAAAAGAAATATCACCAAATGGAAGTTCTACTCCTGTAAAATATATTACATCACATGACCACCACTTAATTGCTGCTGGTCTTGATGGTGAAGAAAATACTATTTATTATAGTGTTTACAATAATCCTAATAACTTTACAGGGGCTGGAGCAGGTTCAGTTTCTATTTCAGACACTATAGTAGGTATTAGAGGTTTCCGTGAAGATTTAATAGTATTTTGTGAAAACAGTATACATAAATTAGTAAACATAAATGATACATCAAATATAAGAGTTGACCCTATAGCTGAAAATGTAGGATGTTTAAGTGGTTATAGTATTCAAGAGATTGGTGGTGACTTAGTATTTTTAGCACCGGATGGAATAAGAACAGTAGCTGGTACAGCAAGAATTGGTGACGTTGAGTTAGGAACAGTTAGTAAAGCTATACAACCTATTTTAACAACAGTTGCACAAAATGTAAACAATTATCAAATAACAAGTATAGTATTAAGAGAAAAATCACAATACAGGTTATTTTATAGTAATGTTAATGCGGTAGCTGCAGGACAAAAAGGAATTATAGGAACACTAAGACCAAATGGTTTTGAGTGGTCAGAAACAAAAGGATTAGAAGTAACAGAAATAGGTTCAGGATTTGATACGACAGGTGTTGAAAAATATTATCACGGGAATAATTCAGGTTATGTGTTTGTACATGATTCAGGTAATGATTTTGACGGAACTGCTATATTAGCAAGATATGCTACACCAGATTATGATTATGGTGATTTAGGAACTTTAAAAACTTTACACTATTTAAAGGTTTCAATAGCAGCAGAAGGATTGGTAACTCCAGAAGTTCAAGTTAAGTTTGACTACAACAGTGGAGATGTACCACAAATATCTAGTAATTATTCACTAGGTACAGTAAACCCTTCATCAATATTTGGTAGTGCTGTATTTGGAACAAATATATTTGGTGCATCAGCATCACCTATGTTAAGAACACCACTACAAGGAAGTGGTACTTCAAATAACTTTACGGTGATTACAAACGATAATAAAGCACCATACAGAATTAATGGTTTATATGTAGATTACATACCTTCAGGTAGGAGATAAAAACAATGGCAGGTTATATAAGACAAAGTACATTCGTAGATGGCGATACAATTACTGCTGCATTATTTAACAACGAATACAATCAGTTAGTTAATGCATTTAGTAATACATCAGGTCACAAACACGATGGTACAACAGCAGAGGGACCAGTAATAGGTCTGATTGGTGATGCAGGTGAGACATCTCCAAATAACAAAGTATTAATAGATACTACAAATAACTATATAGAATTTTATGTTGAAGTATCTTCAGCACCTGTACAACAATTATATATTGCAGATGGAGCTATTATTCCTGTCACAGATAGCGACATTGACTTAGGTACAACAA